CCGCCGATCTTCTTGATGTTCGGGATCAGGTTGCCGGTTATGCTCGTCGCCCACGCCATGATCTCTTCGCGTTTGGAGATCAACCACGCACCCAGCGCGACCAGCCCGGTGATGAGCAACGTGATGCCCAGGGTGGCCGCAGCCCATGCCGCCGTCGCAGCGGTTCCCATCCCGGCGAACCCGGCTGACGCCCCCGTCAGCGGACCCAACAACGGCGCGCCCAACATCATCACCAGCGAGCCGATGGCTTTTATCATCCCGGCGCCCATCGTCGTGATCATCACGCCAAGCCACCGGATCGTTGACATCAACGCCGGGATCACGCCCATCAACTGCGCCGTCTTGAACGCCAGGAACGCCGCCAGCACCGCCGGGTTCTGTTGAAGGAACCGGGCAAAGACTCCCACCACTTTGCCCATCAGTCCGAACACCGTACCGATGGCCGGTGCCATGTTCACCATGAACGTGGTGAGCGACCCCACCACTTCGGTCGTTCGCCGGAACATCCCGGCCAGTCCCTCGACCAACCGTTGCCGTTGTTGCACGTCGTTGAAGAACGACAGGAACCCCGACTGCAAACCTCGGACGCTCCCGATCATCATTTCGACGGCTTCGATGACCACGCCGCTGACAGCCGATACCATCAGCTTCCACTGGCCCCAGACCGAGTTCAGTTTCTCCTGCGTAATCTTTGCGGCGATACCCGCTTCATCGGCGGCGTGTAATTCGTCCGAGTAATCTTCAAGCGCATCGGCACCGACGCCCAGCAACGCGAGCATCTGCGGCCCGGCCCGTGCGCCGAACAACTGCATGATCCTGCCCGCGCTCAGACCGGCTCCTTGGAGATCACGGATGATGTCGAACAGGGGCCGCATATTCCCCGCTGCGTCTACCGTCTTGACATCCAGATCATTCAGCGCGTTGGTGACTGCCGGGGTTGACCCCGACAACCGGGCCATCACCATCCTCAGTCCGGTGCCTGCCATCGACCCCTGGAAGCCCGCGTCCGAGAGCTTACCGATAGCCGCCACCGTGTCCTCAATACTCGTCCCCGTCGATGCCGCGAGAGGCGCAACGTACTTCATCGCCTCGCCGAGCTGGGTCATACTCGTGTTGGAGGTCGTCAACGCCGCGACCAGGACGTTGTTGACCGTCGTCAAGTCCGCAGCGGTCAACTGCATCCCGCGCATGGTCTTGGCCGCGATGTCAGCCGCTTCCGCCACACTGACCTCACCGGCTGCGGCCAGTTCCATCGCCGGGCCGACCGCCATCATGATCTCGGTGGTCGATAGCCCGGCCATCGCCATGACCTGCATCGCTTCGGCTGATTCCTCGGCGGTGAAGATGGTGGTCGCCCCCATCTCCTTCGCCTTCTTCTGGAGCGCGGCGTACTCTTTGCCGGTCGCTCGGGTGACGGCTTTGACCGCCACCATGCGTTTCTCGTATTCGGCGAAATGTTTGATCGCCAGGACGGTTGCCCCACCAGCGACAAGTCCGATCTTCGCAAACGATGACGCGATGGCTTTGCCCGCCGTCGCTGTCGCCGCCTGTAGGCGTTTCATCGACGCCGTCATTCTCGCGACGCCTGCCTGGAACGCTGTCGTCTTCGCGCTGAAGACCGTGACGAGGGTTTGGATGTCACCGGGCATTACGATTCAACCTCGGCAGCGATCAGGAGCCGTATCTGAGCCGTGAAGAACTTGCCCCCGTCAATCCGCGAGAACTCCAGCACGTTGTCGATGAACCGGACCCCGACGTAGTCAACTTCGTTGGTGTGCAGGTAGTCGAACGTGTTGCTCGGCCCCTTCGTGTCGTCGTTGAACAACGCCTGCAACGCAATCTTCTGGGCTGCGGTCAGGTCGTTGAACGCCAGCACCCAAATGTTCTGCGTCACGTCGTTCTTCTGGTAGGTGTAGGTCTTGCCGTTGACCGTTCGGCCCGATACGAACCGAGGCTGCGGACGCACGTTCTGACCGCCACCGACCGGGCCGTTCACCGTTACCGTGGTCGTCGCGCTAGCCTTGTCGGGAAAGTAGAACGTGACGACATCATGACCCGGCATCACTCACCTCCACCACCACCGCGACCTGCTCGATCCTTCGCCGCGTCTTTCTCGGCGCGCCACTCAGTATAACGCAACCTGCACTCGTCGGGCGATATACCTTTCTCGGCCAGCCACTCACGGTGATGCGGTCGTCGGTCGAGGAAGCCCATCCCTTCATTCGCCAGACAGCTCCCGATGGACAGCAGCCTCGCCTCGTCCGGCATCGAGTCGTAGGCGGCGTGCTTGGTCCGAGTGTCTGTCGTCCCCTTCCCTGGCCGTACCTCGACAGACGCATACTCGGTCAACGATCTGTCCACCGACTTGCGGCCTGCTTTCTCCATGTGTGCGTAGGACGCCGCCGCTATCGCCCACCGCACGTCGCCGACACGCGCCTGGATGATCTCGTGTACATGGTCGAACACCTCGACCCACGGCATTCGCTCTATGTCTCGGACGGTCCATCCGTAGGCATAGGCAAGCTGGTGTTCAATTGGAACCCACCATCGTCGGTCGCTCCCATCAGGCGGCTCATCACGGCTTTGATCGCCGCCGCCAGTGCGTTTCCCTCCAGCTCCAAGATGTCGTTCAGGTCATTGACCTGCGCCGCTGCTTCGCGCAGCTTGAGCCAATCCACCGGACGCTTCACGGCACCCAGGCTGTTCTTGTCCTCGACACACGCATCAACGAACTGCGGCGTGACCTCGCTCATCGCCTCGTCCAGTCCCGCCAACATCGGAGCCATCGCAGCCGCTCCCCCCGCCCCTTCCATGACGGCAGGGTCCGAGAACGCCTCGGCTGCCCGTGCCGCCATCCGGTCGATGACTGGCTGCTTCAGCGTTTTGTATCCCTTCCAATCCATGATCCCGACCGTGATCGTTTCGCCGGTGCTGATCTCCACGTCGATGGTCGTGGGCCGCTCCGCTTTCTTCTTCGCCATCCGTGTTCCTCCCATAAAAAACGCTAGGCCAGCCGGTTGTGGTTTCCGACTAGCCTAGCGTCAGGAGGGGAGCGACTCAAGCGGCGATTAGGCGAGGTTCAACTGTCCAAGCAGTTTGCCGTCAGTCTGTGACGTGTCGGCGACTGCGGCATACTCGACTTCCATGATCCGGTCGTCATCGTTGTTGAAGGCCAAGCTGACTTCGCCGATGGGCGTCGTCGCGAAGAACTCGGCGGTGTCACCGGCGTCCGCTGTCAGATACGGCGTGATGACCATTGCCTGCGTGGTGTAGATGTACCCCGCCGACCGACCGACGCCTTTGAACGATCCCGCATCTGTACCGGGGTCGTAGACCTCGTTGAGAGTCGCGGCGACCCACTCAGCCCACGGCACCGTCACCCGTACCTCGTCGCCCGTGTGGATGATCGCCAGCGCGGTCGATCCGTACTGGTCAACGATCCGCTCGCGGTTCTGCGGCGTCACCGTCGCGGTGACTCCCCCGGTCGTGTTTCCGATGGTCGCTTCCGACCCAGACGCTCCCAACTTCACGTCAGCCGGTCCGCCCACAATGTCACTGATCGCCATGAGTCATCTCCTGCATTATGTCGTCTTGCGAATTGTCACCCGCCATTCCGTGGCGAGATGCCGGATGTGTTTGCCGTCGTCTTCGATCTCTACTGTACCAACGAAACGGGCATTCGTCCTAGTGCAGTTTGTCACGTCATAGTTGGTCGTCGTGATCCCGGTCGCCACCACTCGCGGAATCTCCAGCAGCTCGTCCAAACGTGACTTGATCTGCTCGTTGGTCCTGGGCGACGTACTCCACACGTCGATCTGCACGTCAGCATGGAACTCGCCGTAGCCGCTGACCCGGTTGTCCGGTCCATCGGATACCTGCCACAGCGTCAACATCGGGAAGCCGGTTTCTAACGGTGGGTCGCGTTCGTACACCGACGACGCCGATGCCAGCATCGCGGTCAGCGTCGAATCACCCACCAGGATGTCACGCACACCCTTCCAGACTTCCGACAGGTCGGCCACTTACATCGTCCCCCCACCCTTGCTCACTTTGAAACCAGAAGCGCGCAGCGTTCCGTTCAACGCTCCCTGCAACATTTCACGCGCCTGGGGCTTCACGAAGTTGGACGCTGGACGCAACCACGGCATCTGTTGTTCGGAACCACCCCGCGCAGCCAGGGCGGGCCACATGTGGTAAGCGTCGTGGTCGTTGATGTCGTCGCTCAGGCCCAGGTTCTTCACCCCGCCACCGGCAATCCGGTCGGTGCCGTATTCGACGAACACACCATAGTCCTCGTTGGTCCCGATGCGCGCCTGCATCGTCAACGCACCCGCGCCGACCACCTCGTACCGGATCGACTTCTTCAACACGCCGCCGCCCCTGGACACGGGCACCCTGAGCTTGGCGTGGGTCGATACCGCCTGACCGATCAACGTCAACGCCCGCCGGATGTTGGGACCGAGTTGCCCCTTGGCCGACATCAACGACGCCTGCCATTTGTTTGCGCCGACCAGTTTGGCACCTGTTATCGAAGTTGGCACGGCCATCAATCACGCTCCAGGTAAACGGTCAACATCTTGCCCCGTCCCGTCTCGTCGCCCACGCCCCGCACCTGATAGGTCGCGCTGTCCACCACGATGCGGTCGCCGTCCGCGTTGTCGCTGGCCTGGGGCTTGATGTCTGCCCCCGGCTTGAAGAACCCGACCGCGCTGAACTCGTACTCCCGGCCCGCTGCTGTCTCCGCGATCCTGCCGTTGCGCTGCTGCACGAGGCACGGCACGTCGGTCGATGAACTGGCCCAGCTCGGCGCGACCTCGCCGTAGTCGTCAACCGTGCGTGCCCACCGCTCAATCGTCGCGCGTTGGGTGAGGAGTCCGCTTAGGCTCATATCAGAATCATGTTCCGGTAGCGGTTGCAGATGCCACGCACGGTCGCCAGCTCTGGCACACCCGTGTCGTCGAGCAGCGTGTACGAATACGACCCCAGCTTCTCAGACTTCACCGGCATCCCGTTGTCGCGGCTGGCCCGCATCCACGCCACCAGGATGCGACACGCCCCGGCGATGTCGCTTGGCACCGTCGAGTACCCGGCGGTGTAGACCACCTTGACGTTCCCGGTTCCCCTGGGCCACTCGCCCCACGTCTTCGGTTGGTGGTCAGCCGTGAACGTGCCCGGCCCCTTGATCGCAACCAGCTCGCCCGTGTTGCTCTCGTTCTCGACCTCGGTGCGGATGTAGAAGTCGGTGCCAGCCGTCCACTCGGTGGTGCTGGCGAACGCCCCGCTTCCCTGACCGGCGTACCCGCTGTCGTCAACGTGTGCCGATGTCACCGCCGTCACGGGCCGCTGCTTCAGGACGAGCATCTGCGAACCGTCGCCGCTGTAGTATTCCGTCAGCGTGGCCTGCTCGATGGTGCGACCGATGTAGCCCAGGATCGCCGCGTTCGCGTCAGCGATCAGCAGGTTGAGCAGGTCGTCCTCAGACGAGTCGCTGATGCCCAGGTAGGTCTTCAGATCGGCGAGGGTCGTCAACGCCACAGCTCACCTCACAGTTCCTTCTTCAGCTTGTCGATGAACGCCAGCGTGTCCTTGCGAGACATCGGGCAGGGCGGGATCGTGTACCGGGTTGGCACAAGAACCTCGGCGTCCTTCTTGCTCGGCTTCTTGGCCGCTGGCTTGGCGTCGGCTTTCTTCTTAGCCATGTCAGTCTCCAGAGGGGAGGCCGCTCGCTGACCCGGCGTGAGGCTACCGGATCAGCGAGCGTCACTCGGTGGCGTCTGCTACTCGTTGTTCAACTGGTCGCAGAGGGCGAACGCCTTCGGATGCCGGGCACCAGCGTCCATCGACATGATCGCCCGCACCCAAGTCTGATCGTTGGCGAACGGGGTGTCGCCCTGCGTCGAGGTGGCGAACTCCAGCACACCGGCTCGGGCAATCAGCCACTCGCTGAACACGCCGAACAGGACGTAGGTCAGGTCTTCTTCCGATCCCTTTGCGCGGAGGGCGTTGACCTGCGTAGAAACGTAGACCGGATGACCGAACAGACGCGGTGGCAGTCCGTTCTCGATCTGTCCACGGTTCGTCGCGAACATGAACGGGCCTTCTTTGTCGCCGCCCGAGATGGCATCTGCACGCGAGTTGTAGAGGCCAACAAACAGTTCTGGCCGCATCAGGTAGGCTGCGGAACTCGTGTCGAAGTTATCTTCAAGCACGGAAGCAGCCATCCGACCGGGATCAGCCGGGCCGAACGTGTCGCCGTTGGTGGCGACAGTCGTCGCCAGAACAGTGTTGATCCCGCTCGTCGTGATGATGCCTCCCGGTGCAGTCGAGGTGGCATTGCCGTCCAACATCGTCTGGTCCGCTTTGAGAGCGAGAGTCGTCGCGAGGTCGTTCCGCACGAACGCTTCGATGCTCGGCGTGGCGTATCGGATCAGCTCGTTGGGCAACTTGACCAACCCAGCCAACTTCTTCGCCGTCAGCGACAGGGTATCTGTCCCCATCTCGCTGGCGGAGATCGCC